CTTCTGATCGACGTCCCAATATTCATGAGAACTCACCTGATTTCCCGTGGCTGAAAGACAGTAGGGTAGGGTACACGCGGTTAATTAATATTTGTTCATTGTTAATATTAACTAATACGAAATATTTTTAAAAAGTCAAGGGGGAGGATAGCTGGTTGGGAAATAAAAAGTGCTGCTTTTGTAGCGGGTGTAGTGTAGCGGGGCGCGCGATTTGCGACCTGTGGGCAGTTGCTTTGCGACCTGATGTGCACCTGATTTGAGACCTGGAGCGTTAATAATCGAGTTTTTTAACGCTCTTTAATTTGAAATTATTGAGCCTTAAACTGCTATGTTTCTTGAAACAAAAAAGAGGCGGATCTATGCCTCTTTTTTGTTTAGATTTCAAACTAACACCCTAACAACTGAGCACTGGAACCGTGTTTGTGTTGTTTTTTAAGACCGCCGCCAGTCCGTTTGGGCCTAATCTCCACGGCTCGGAGATACCCAAGGCATCAGCCAGGGCCTCGCTGCAGAACCATTTGTTTTTATTATCCGGCAAGAAATCCAGCGCAAAGCGGAGGTTCCCGATCAAGTCGTACTTTTCGCCCTTATGGTCGGTAAACCACTTTCTGGCTACGGCCTCTTGGCCTACAGGTAGGTCTATGAAATCCCAGCGTTGCGGGTTGAAATCGATCTTCTTAAACCGAACCCCGCCATCAAGAAAGGAAGCTGAGGCCGCGCACCCGTCAGAGAATACCAGCTCACAATGGCTATATTTGCCGTTGTCCCACCAGCGCACCAGCCGGTTATATAATCCTGCTATGCCGGGCCGTGTTGCTTTATAAAACGCTGCACAAAATTTCATATCCGTTCACCATTTGAAAGTTAGTCACCATACTTCTCCGGCCAGCCTGTCGAGAAGTCGTAAGATGCCGGGTCCGGGCTAGACATCATAAACGCCTCGTGTTGTTCGGCCACGTTAAAGAGCGCCGTGTCTAAGGCAAATGCACTGGCGAAAATAGCAGTCACAATTGCCGGTGTCAGAACCTCAAAAGTTCCATCCATCGTTTTCCATGGGATGGGTGGGACAGATGCCCCGGCCAAGATTAAGCCTAAATGCTGGGTCCGCGATGGTTGGTCGGAGTGATACCATTTATATACACCAGGTTGAACCTGGACTTTAAAGCCTCCATTCATGCGTTTCTCACGCTCTGCTTTGATTTCGTCCCATCGCGCGGCTTGCGCTGCGTTTAATTTCCCGGCAGCATTGGCTTCCGACCATCCATCAACCTGCACATACACGTTATTAATAAGCTGGTATCGATCAGGCTGTGACGTGTACCATTTAAGCTGTCCTGGGGTGTAACCTGCGTGTCCTGTAATCGTCGTAATATTGTCTACAGTGAAACCCATTCTGAAAATAGGTGCATTAGCATCCTCAACAAGCTCGTTGTCCTTCACAATCCACCGGCTATCCAGCAAATTAAGCCACTGCTGCATCCAATCGGGTTGATTGGAGTCCTTTATATATTCATAATCAAATTTAGTGTTTAGCATCTGGTCATCCTATGAGAGGGTATAATATCGATCAATCTTGCGTATTGTCGTAATGAAAGGGATCTGCGCCCCGTATCTTTCGAGCTGGTCTATCAATACATCAGAGCCGGTAAAGACCAGCCTGCGGTCACCAGCCTTTTCAATTTGCAGGCCAAGGCATTTCCCCGAAGCGTTTTTGTCGTACTTACTTTTACGAATGTTGTAACCAATGACGTTGACCTCCATATTAAGTATGTCATCGATTTTTATCTTTTCGCCGTCTAGTGGTTTTGCGTCTGTATTAAAATCGGCGAACCTTTTCACTTCAGCTTTCCCTCCAATCGATCAAGGCAGGTTGCAACCTGCAAATTATGAGTGTTTGCCCACTTTAACCAGCCTCTTGTCGAGGCAAGGGATGAGCGATATTGTTCCGGCGTGACCTTCCCCAGGGCGAGCAGCTTCGGCAGTAACTTTAATCGTCGTTTAACCCTTTGGGCTGTGCTCTTCCTGAGCAGGATATAACCTTTAGGGAAGTGCCGATATCCGAGGAAATCAACCCCGTGTTTAGTGGGAAAAACTTCTGCAAAGCTATAGGTAAGTTTCAACTTTTCCGCGAGAAATTCCCGTATGGTTTCTTTAAGTTCCTGCAGCTGGCGCTTGTCGTTACTGAAGAGGCAAAAATCATCACAGTACCTGAGGTAAGCAGGTATTTTATATACGTGTTTGACTGTACGGTCCAGCTCATGCAGGTAAAGATTACCAAACCATTGCGAAGTATAGTTGCCGATTGGCACGTTCTTTTCGCCGGGGAATGAGTAAATGATATCGTCTATTAACCACAAGGTATCCTTGCATTTGATTTTTTGCCGGACGATATCCGCTAGAATAGCCTGATCTATGCTCGGGTAAAACTTGGAAATATCAGCCTGAAGGTAGTACTTATATTGACGGACAAATTCCATTGTCCGCCTGCTTGCCGTGTGCTGTCCTTTGCCTGTTCTGCAAGCATAGGAGTCGCTAATCATCAGCCTATCCCAAATCGGCTCAACCACTCGCATGAGTGCGTGTTGGACTATCCGGTCGGGCTTGAAAGGCAAGACATAGATAGTTCTCGTTTTTGGGACATGAATCAACTTTTCCTGATATTTTGAAGTGGTAAACGTTTTGTCCATCAATGACTGCCTGACCCGCTTCAGATTCCCTTCAATATCGCGGTCAAAATCTATCACATTGCTCATGGCTGACTTACCCTTCCTGGCCCTGGCATGGGCTTCACTGAGGTTGCCACTGTCAACAATGCTTGCAAATAAATTACCGTGTCTTTGTGCCATAATTAAATTTTGCAGGTGGCTTTCGGTCATGCCTACTAACCGCCTGCAATCTCCGTCGTGTATTTTGCCTTTTGGTTGCCCTAATAAACATGGACAAATGCTCAGCCAGGGAGTTTGACTTCTGTTCCTGTATCCGGGTGCAGCTGCGAGAACCGATATTCGCATTCGTATTCCAGCGATAGTTATTCGCATTACGTGACCGCGACCTGCAATTCGAACCATTCGTCCAATTACCACCCGCGACCAGCTGCCTATAGCATTTGCCCTTTCTTCAAAAATAATCGCCTCGAATTACGCTCCCTGGCGTTGGGCGCAGCCGCGAGAACCGATAACCGCATTCGTAGACCAGCGATAGCTATTCGCATTACGCGACCGCGACCCGCAATACGAACCAATCGCCCAATTACCACCCGCGACCAGCTTAACGTCCCCAAAAGCGCCTTGCATATACAGACTGCCTTTTGCTCCAGGGAGATCAAACCAGGCAAACGTCTGGCTAGCTTCCGCCCTGAAGGATTGGTCCTGTAACCATTGATTTAAAACCCCGCAGCAATCTTCACAGCCAATTGCTGAAATCATCCTGCGCCCTGCCGTATCGATATGCCCACCTGTGGTTACCGGATCTGCAGATCCGGTAATATTTGTTTCCTCATTTGAGCCTGCGGCGATGTCCTGGAACTCAGGGTCCGTCAACAGGCGTTTGCTCACGGCCCTCAAGTCATCAACGAAATCCATCCAATCTCGGGTATCGGTGATTGTTGCACCGTAGGCGCTCGCCGTGTTTGTCCCTGTGCCTGATTGCAGATAGATATCCACCCATAATCCGTTACCTGTACTATAGACCATCCCCTCTGGCGAACAGACCGGACGATGTGCAAGATCCCAAACGGAGGCCGGGAGTATATCACCTGCTAAAAAGCCGGTTAGGGGATGGCCTGAAATGGTTCCCACATTTACACAGAGGCAATGAAAGCCGCCGACTTTGCGACTATTATCAGCTGTATACCCTGCAGGGACAGTTGAATTAGCAGAGATCAATAAACCGTCAGCGATAGCATAAATGTAGAAATTCTTCCCGGCACGGCTTGCCGCAACTGTATAGTTTGTCGGGGTGATGCTGTCCCAGCTGGCCGTTAAGGAGAGGTCAATTGTTAATTGAGAGAATGTTAACAATGCAGAGTTGACAACCAGCCCCAACGCTGAGGGGGTGAGGAGACTGCGCCGTCCGGCAGCTGTTCCAGCCGCGACTATGGCAAAGGGATCTGTCCGCTGGTAAAACGTTGGATAGAGAGCTAAAAATTGTTGGTAAGCAAGCGACTGATCAGGCATAACCGTCAATGCTTTACCGGCATCGGCAAGAGTTGGAGGCGCAAAATAAACGGCCTCGGTCATCGGTCGAAGGTCCGCAATCAGCGGGTTACCACCGCCATCGACCGCGATACCGACGCTATCGGTATTAATCAGGGCCAGGGGAATATAATTACCGGAAGGCGGTGTCAAGGAAACCGTCACCGCGCCGCTGTCGTTGATATACAGCCAGTTGGACAGCTGTGCCCCTGCCTGTGCGCCAGTCAACGCCACATTACCGGCGACGATATCTAGTTGCGCCCCGGCCAGCCGGATAACAGCATCAGTATAATCGACAGTTAAGCCGCCGCCATCCGTCACCGCACCGCCCGAAATAACCCGGTTGACGGTCAGCAATGCCCCTTGTATGACATCGTCAATCTTTTCGTTATCATGCCATTCATCGCCCCAGCCAGGATCGGCGACAGCAGGCAGACGTTTTTTCAACCGATTTGTATAGCTATTAGCCATGATTGACCCCCTTACGCCGAGATGGTGAGTATCCAGGTCATGACCATGGACTCACCGACTTCTTTATTTTTGACCGGAAAAACAGAGCGACAAAGCATCTGCCCAGCGGAGGCGCTGTTAAAAATCCCCGCTTCGGTGATAGCTCCGGTGCCGTCTCCCGCCGCCCAGGTGCAAATATACGTCACCTTATTAGCATCGGCCCCGCTGCCCTGCGTTCGGCTGTCGAGAGCATTTCGGTCTAGTTCGGTTATCAGCGCAGTATCAGTAGCCAGGGGTGTTGTTGTCCCTGTCCCTACTGCCATATGCGACATCTGCGCTTCCTGGCGGTTTGCCAGCTGATCGGCTATATGATTTTTGCCTGTGCTGACAACCAGATTAGGGTGCCAGCAGTCATAGCGCACCCGGCCAAATTTATCCTTGATGATGAAATGGACCCTGCCCACCGGATTAATACCATCGGCCATGGCGGAAAGCGCCGCCTTAAAATTCGCCCAGCTCGCAAAAACCAGCAGCAGGGCCTGAAGCTGAAACACACACCATTTTAACAATTTTTTCTTAATACTCATTTTTGCCTTCCCTTCTGTCATCTCGACAGTAGATTGGGGGTCTGCCCTGTCATCACGACGGTCATTCCCCTTATTTCCAATACCCCTTGCCAGTCCTAAGCGTTGGCTCCGGGGCATAGGCCCGGATGTCCTGGCTACATGCCGGACATCTAAAGTTAGCGGGCCGTTGCCCATTTTTCAGCGGCGCCAGGTTATCGACACGGACGCCGCCGGTTTCTTTTTTTAGATAAAAAACATGTTGCCGGCAGTGAGCGCAATAAACCCTAATCGCTGCCTGTACGGTTACGCCGAGTATGTCCTGTGGTTTAATCCTACCAAACATATCAACCCCCAAATGGAGAGAGGCCGAAGCCGCTGCTCAGCTTGCCGCCGAAACCGCTGCCGATTAGTAGAGTTTCTGAAGGTACAACCGCCGAAGCCCGATAAACACTCAGAGCCGTGATTAGCCGTTCGAAAATAGAAATTTGATCCGGGTGTTTTTGCTTCCAGGCCGACAAACCACCAAACGGCACCTGGCCGAAGCCGCCGCTACCAAAGCCGTACACCGACCATGCCTCAGGGAAATCACCAATCACAACTGTATCGTTACGCTCTGAGGTTTGGTCGGCATGTACCGCAGCCGTGGCCGTGACCGCCTCCGCCAGATTCTGGCGCATTTCCCATATGACGAGGAGCAGATCGGCAACGGCTGCTTCGTCGGTTCTGCTCACGTTCAGGCGGACCACCAACTGTTCCAGAGCATGTACTACCTCTGCATAATCGCCTATCTCGGTAATCATGATTGATAGTGCGTCCATGATCAGTACTGCGTCTGTCCGGCTTACCTTAGAGAGGAGGTAGAACAGGTTTTCGGCGACGATCCGGAGCAGGTTAATTGACGAATTTTTGCCCGAGCCGAACTGTCGATTCATGGCCCTTACAACCATCGGAACTTTGTTCATCTGGTTGAAACCGGCTGAAACCTCGATTAAATCCTCCTTTTCCAGGTCGAATTGATCGAGATAGGCCTGAAAGGTATAAAAGGTCGAAGGCCAAGCGTCGGTCATCAGATAGAAATCGGCCACTTTCCCGGCCATTGCTATATCTCTGATGAGGTCGAAATTATAGCTGTCCGCTTTGGCTTTAAGGCCGAACTTGCCGATTGACCCAGCATCTTCACGGGTCACGGAGTCGAGAAACCCGGATGTTGACGAATCGCTGGCTGTCCAATCACGCTTAAAAAACAACTGCACCCGGTTGGAAATCTCCCGCATCGGTTGCCGTGAGGCAGAGATAGAGCGTAATTGTAGATTATCGGCGGTGAGCTGGCGCGTAACCGGCTTACTTGCCGGGTGTCCTTCTCTCAGAACCATTTTCAGCTTGCCGCCTGAAGTGAAGAACCGGCTATGGCTCTGGTAGCAAATGCGTTTTATGGCATCCCGCAAAGTGGCGTCAGCTTCGATAAGGCCGTCCAGGCGATAGCCACGCTCGGTGAACTTTGCCGCGATAGCGGTAAACGAGGCGCTGTCAAAATCGGCGGCAGCTACCCCGGCCCTGGTTGTCAACAGCTTTTTAATTGCCAGATCTGGACGGATGCAATCGGAGAGGCTGGTCACTTCGGCGGTTATCTCATCGGAATAAACCACTTCGGTTGGCACATACTCAACATCGAAAAAGGCGTGGAGGATATAGACAGCTTGGTTGTCTCCCGCATTGGTGTAGGTGACTTTGACTTCCCGGCTGGTAAACCAAGCCCAGTTGAAATTGACAAAGCTGGTCAGATCAAACAAGTTGACTACGGTCCGCGATGGATTGGCTTGAGTTTCGATGTTTACGGCTCGATTAGCCGTTGCCAGGTTTGCTACGTCGTCAGCTGCTTTGATCGGCTCGTTGTATAAATCGGCGCCTTGATTCGCGACACTGCCGGGATTGGTCACACTGGCCGTTACCCCTGCGCCGGTGTTTGATATCGCCCCTGTTAGTTGGGAGCTGATAGTGGCATCCATCAACCGAAGTCCACCGTTAACAATATTCCCGTGGTAAACATCAAGATACGCCGTTGTTGTTCCAGGCGGCAGGTTTATTGTTTGATCTACCTCTTCGACACTGCTTTGCCATGTAACCGATACAGTTGGAAAAACAGTGCCTCCAACTCTAAACCGGATATTTCCCGCCCCAAGGTTTAGAAATCTGATTCTGATGGATTGCGACAACTGCGGGCCAGTTGCGCCATAGGTCAACGTCAGGACTTTATCGTCTAGATAAACAAATGTGAGAAAGGGATAACCGGAAGAGCCGTTGATTAAGCCCGAATCGTGAACCGTTGCCCCGCTAACAGTTGATGCGTGACCATGCAGCGGATTGCTTGCCGCTACAACAGGGGCGTTATAGGTATGACGATGCTCTGCCCCTATACTGTGTTGATGCGGATGATCAATATCGACATCGGCATCAAGGGCAAGCTCATCGTTTGGATTTGGCCGTGACAATCTGCCTACCACTCCCACACCTGAAACCCACACTTCACAAAAATCAGCTAAGATTTTACCGCTGGCCCAGTGTTCGACCGCAAGGTAGGCTTTTAAAATCTCGCCGCGATTGGTGTTTGCCGTGACCTGACGCAGGCCTAAAACTGCATTGCCGGGCTTGATACAAGCGGCGGTTGCCAGATCAGCCGCATCATAGGCGTTGGCAGGTTGCAGGGCGGTGTTACTGGTGGTAATCCCGTCAAACTGCATTTCAAGAAATCGGGTCGATTCACCGTATTTTTTCACCCAGGGTTTTTCACTGAAAATAACCCTTGCCGGGTCCAAGTCCGGGCGCACGGTGTAAATTCCAGCCGGTGCCGGAAACCCCTCGATCATCACATTGGCGATAGAGGCCACTGGACCGGCGCAAAGAGGAAACGTATAGTCGCTGATTACCGAGATGATTTCCCGCTTGTCCAGGTGTTCGACTGCCGCGCTTAGATAGCCTCTTTGAATTACCGTCAAAGCCGAGGCGGTCCGCCCGCTGTAGCGGATTTTTTCTTCTTCTATTATTACGGTTCCGGTGGCAGGAAAAAGCAGATCATCCAGATTCTCGTACACCGGCAAAACCATAGTGTTCGCCAAGACCGAACCATGCAGCCGGAGAGTCTGCGTCGTTTTACCTTTCAGCGCCGGAATCCTGCCGGTGTTGCCGAAAGCCTGGGGAATACCCTTGCCAATATCACTGTCGGCAGCATACGGCCATGCCTCGCGGGTGATCAGCTCGCCGCAGGGCTGTTCATAAAGGATTGACAAGGAAACCAGGTCAAGGGTTAACAGCCTGCTGGCTTCGTCAAATTCGATGGGGTCCTGTACTACAAAACGGTCGATCAAGGCTTTGCTCGACTCGGGCAAACCGGCAAACCATTGGTACAGCTCAGCTTCAACGTTTTCGGGATACTCTGCCAGGAAATAATCAGAGAAAGGGTTTTCCCCGCCGTTCCACAAGGTAACAGTCATCTGCCGGATCTCGCCGTTATCTGCCGCCGTGGCATCGCCAGCCGAATCCTGCAGTTCACCCCAACTTTCAACTAACGGCTGATACTCGTTGCTCAGTCCATCGGCTGCACCGAGTTTCTGGTCGGAGATATAGACGTTACCGGCCTCGGGAAACTTAAAGACCAGCAGCTGCCGTGGCCGTCTGAAGCTGGCGTTTTTGGCGCTGATAAATCCTGCGGTCAGATCGGTTCTCATCCGACTACCTCAAGGAGTAATTCGCCTGCAAACCGATGATAGGAGGTCTCGGTAAAATCAATTTTGGTTGTCAGCAGCCGCACGGTATGGGTAACGCCCTCTTCATCGTAGTAGGTAAATTGATTGGCGGCACCGTTGCTGATGGTGTTGTGCCAGGTTTTCAAGCCCTGATAATCGGCCAGGGGCAGGCCTCTGAAGACAATAGGGAAGGTGCTGATGGTTATGCCCAGTTCCTCGATTTGCAGCGAGCCGCCGCCTGTCCGATCAATAACCTGGATCTTTTCCACAGGTCGAGAAACAGGGTAGCGGATGCCTTTGGTAAACTGCAAAACGTTTGCACCAAGTTCAAAACGAGGGTTCATGACCGATCCTCCAGGCGTTTTTGCTCATTGACGATGGCATTGACATCGGAGCGGGAAACCTGCTGATTGACGTTGACAGTGACGTTGCTGTTGTAATAACTGGCCTCTGCAGCTGCCACTTGTGAGGCGGAGAGAGAGGTGTCGGAATTTTGAAAGCTGCCTTGTTCGGGCGATGATGACGCTGTTGACGTAGAAGGTGCAGAGGACGCTGCCATGCGCAGTTTCTCAAACTTATCAATCAGGCCGTCAATGCCGGTGACCACGGAACTGCCGTCAAAGCTTGCCCGTAGGCCGATGGTCTGGCCGTCCAGGTTTTCGACCGTTACCCCTACAGCTGCCAGCTGGCTTTCTATCTGTAAGGTTTTTTCGGTAAACTCGTCGGCTAAGGTTCGGGATCTATCCTGCATCGCGTCCATAGCCAATCCGGCGGCAAGTTCGCCTTTCTCATAGGCATCGGCTGAAAGCTCGCCGATCTGGTTATACAGCCACTGCTCAACCTCATATATGTTAGCCCCGGCCTCTTTCCACCTGATTGATTTACGGACCAGCTCGTTTGCTTCCTCAGTAAAATATTTTTCAGCTCCAAAGCCAGCCTCTTCGTACATTTCCTTCTCGGCTGCTGCTTTCTTTTCGGCTTCGCTTTTGTGCTTATCGAGGATTTTTTGCCGGGATTTCTCCTGTTCTTGCATGGCCTCAGTGGTGCCTGCAACCTGGACGGCATATTTTTTTTGCGCAGCCGTGGCGAGATCGTTAGTGGAAATCATATCCTTCCATGCCAGGTTTGCCTTTCCGCTCATTTCGTTTGCGGTGTCCATGGCGAATTTGGTTTTCTGCGCCCAGTCTTCAGCCGCCCCCGAGGTTATATGCAGCGCGTCCGTCAGTGCGCCGGCAACCATAACCAGAGGACTAAATGCCCCTAAGAGATACCAGGTGGCCGATCCGGCGCGGTAGATTACCGATTCAACCAGGTTGAAAGCGCGAAGCAGCAAATCACCCACAACCATTTTCACATCAGTCGCCGTGGTAGCAAACCGAGCCAGTCTCTCTGAGGCCGTGTCGGTCTGCCGTCCGAGTTTGTCCATCAACTCACCACCGGCTTTCATCGTTGCTACCATAAACGCCTGTTTTCGTTCCACGTCTGTAAGTTGAACCGCTGTTTTACCAAGTGATGTGGCATACTCTTCGTTTGCCTTATCAACATCAAGGATGATACCGAGATTATCCAGGATCATTTTTGACTGACGTCCGACAGCCAGGGTGATATCCTCAAAGGCCTTGACGGTGCTCTGGCCGGTCATCTTTGCAGTTGCTCCGGCAATTTTCATCAACTGGACCACATTATCAGGCGCAATGCCCATCATCATGGCAGTACCGGCGTTTTTAACCAGGGTCATTGTATCGACAGTGCCACCGCTCACCCTCTTAAGATCGGCAATTATCTGATCTGCACTAGCTCCATATGACGCTGCAAGAGAGGCAAAAGAACGCTTTTGCTCATCGGCTTTTGCCGCAAGATTCACAAGGTCCCACGCCTCCCGCATGGCCATGATCCCGGCCACGATCCCCAACCAGGCCCCTTTGACACTCTCCCAGGATGCTTTTAGTTTTTCGGCAGCGCCTGAACCCGTCTGCTCGACCTTGCGGAACTCTTCTTGCGATTTAGCGGAAAATTCCTTCATTCGCAGGGTGCCCTGGTCATCGACATACAATTCTATGGCTACTTTGGCGTTAGTTGTCGGCATGGTTTCCCGCGCTCTGTTGTTTCTGGTGATGTTTCATGGTTCGGTGGATACTGACCAGGCATCGCCTGGCTAAACGACGATCAGAAGGCTTTATTTCCAAATCATCCATCGCCTGGGCTACGGCGGACAGAACCATATCTCCCCAGGGGCAGACACGGTCATGAAGAGCCAGCAGCTGGATGGTTAAGCCATCCCATTTACTTACCGGGCAGGATTTACAATCAGGCTCAATCTCGTCTTCTTCCAAGTTTTGGCGGCATTGCCTGCAGTTAATCGCCGGATAGTCCAGCGATAACTGCACCGCCGCCATTACTTTTTTTCGGCCTCAAGCTCCCGCTCCTGGTTGAAGCGCTCAATATCAAAGGTGACCCTGTTCAGCCAGGCGGTAAAGCCGGGAGCCCAGGTAAGAAGAAGCTGCCTGGATGCCTTGTCAAAGGCTATTTCACCCCTAAATCCCTTGATCTTCTTCCAGTCCTTAATCAGAACCAGCCGCCGGATATCCGCCACAGTCAGACCCTGCCAATCGGCCACCACATAGTTGCCGAATAGCTCCAGATATTTTTCCGAATTGAGTACCTGCCGTTTTTTCATGACGGTCAGGTCCCATTGCGGCTCAGTTGCAGCCTCGATAAATTCCTGCTGTTTGCCGCCGATTGGCCGGATCAGCACTTTGAAAATCGATGATCCGGGGTAAGCCACCCAGATCGGCGGCTGTTCCTCCCGTGTGTCGATCAGTTCGGCAAGATTCAATTTATCCATTTCAGTCAAAGCCTTTAGGCCAGCGGGTTGGTAGTGCGTTTATTGACAACCTCGATACGCAGGGGAGCGGTGAGAGCCGTCATGCCAAGGGGAGCAGCTGCAGCGCCCACACAATCAAGTTTCATGGTAAAGGGTATCTTTCCGGGGCCGGAGAGTGGAGCCTCGGGGTCCGCGATCCGCAGATGCGGCAAGATCAACCGGAAGGTATAATATTCGCCGTCACTGATCAGCTTGCCGGTGAAGGTGATATCCATCTTTTTCGGGGTTCCAGCCGCCCAGCCTGAGAAAAAAGCGTTGTTGGCTTCATTGTAGCGGGGGAACTTCAACGTGAGGGAAACCACAGGAAAGCCATTATCATCAGGTTCGGTGACGCCATCCTGCCCGGCTACCGATTCGGAATCCATCGGCCTGGTTACGGTCAATTCGAAACTTGACGGATTAACAACGTCACCTGCGCCCAGCGCCGCGCCGTCCTGATCGTTGATCCTAAAGACGGTATCTTTATTCATGATGAGCCGGTGGCCCTTGAGCGGGGCGACCGTTGCCAGGGTGCCGACGGTATTGGTGGCGCTGTCACGGACCAGCTTGTCGCAGATCATTTCAAAGCCGATGGTACAGGGTTTGTTCATCTCGCTTGCCAGCTTAAAGCCGTGGACCTTTACCGAAGGGTATTCCCAGACCACATCCGTCAGCTTTTGCTCTGCCAGGGTGCCGAACACACCGATGATTTCAGGCTTCATATCATAGGTGTTGCCGTAGGCCTCGCTGCCGATCACCAGGGCAGGCACGGCGGCAATGCCCATAACCGAGGCCAGCAGCACATCCATACCCTCATAGCGCATATAGCCGTCAAGAGAACCGACCGTTGACATCTCGCCAAGATCGATATCCGTGACCCAGGGTTGCCCGGCGCTGTCGTCTTTCTCCATGCCGATAGTCGCCTTGATACCATCCGAGGTAATAAGCAGACCGTCACCGGCTCCGCAGGCAACCGGGGTATGCCAGGCTGTCGCTTTTTTAAAGGCTGCGACAAATTGCCGACCTGTAATTTCTTTTGTCATTGCTGCAAATCCTCCACTTAGGAAACTTAGGTAAAACGGGTAAACTGCATAATTACCGGAACCAGCATGATAGCATGTCCGCCTTCAATCAGGATTTCAGACTCTCCCTGGGAAAGCGGCAGGGCAGTGTCATAGCTGCCGGAAAAGGTATAATCTTTCAGTAAGGCCAGGATATCCTCCGCAACATCAAGGACGCCTTTCTGACCGGCTGCACCGATCAGCATGGCTTCCTGTTTCTGCAGGGAGACATAAACCGCCAGGGTCACCGTCAGGGTGTCTTCATCCTGATCCCCGGCAAGAGCCGCAAACTGTACGCCGCCGTCTTTAATGCCGATGGCCGGGTAACTGCCGGAACTGCGAATCAGGCGGATATCCTCGGTGATATAAATATCGGCTGGCCGGATATAACTTATTTCCGTTCGCAGCCGGGTTTTACAGTTCATTAATAGGGTTTTCATGGCCTTTAAAAGTTCTTTAAAGTGTCTCTGGTAAAGATCCTGTCTTCACTGACGATCTCGGCCCCGTCGCTTGCCGTTGCCGCAGGATCTCCGATACCAAGGCCAATATCTCCGGCCTGGATCTTGGCCAGCATCTTAATCACATTGTTATACCTGGCCTGCCAGTGATCCGGCGGGCCTTCCCTGCGTGAGTAGAGGTTAAAGACGGCCAGATCACCGGCCAGCTTGGCAACGATAGCCGGTGCCGGGCTCAGCGGCAGGCTGTACCGTTCGCCGAGATAGGCGTCGATCTCCACGTCTGCAGCCTCAAGACTGTTATCGACCACGGCGCTATCGATGACGCCAGCCCCGGCATCATCGGTCAGATCGATCAACACCGCTTCGTTGAGGATTTTTTTAAGATCGTCCAGGGTGGCGTAGGGCATGATTATTTACCTTTTTTAGCTGCCGGTTTTTCCTCGGCCTGAGCTGCTGCCTTTAACACTCCCGTTTTGACCAGCGGCTCTGCCAGCATGGTCTCCATAGTCACCGGAGAGTCAACCTCGTACCGCTTTTTCTTGTAGAGGATCGGCGAGACGACGATATATTCTTTTGTCTCTTCTTTATTCTCGGGCATTTTGTGCCTCCTTGTCTTTTTAGAAAGAGGGCGGGTTTAGAACCCACCCCTACGAACAAAATAACATCAGGGCTTTGTGTAGGGGCGGGTTCTAAACCCGCCCCTTGTTACTTAGGCGATGGCGTTTTCAATAAAATAGCCAAGGTCAGGGGCGCAGATCACCTCTTTAACCGATTCACCGGCACGAACCATGGTACCGCCCCGCAGCCCGATGTTCTTATCCTCCCACTGTCCGGCGATACGGGTGCCGAATTGGGCGGTCACCCCGAAGGTTACCCCGCTTCGGGTATCGGCGGTCTTATCTCGATAAATCAATGCCAGGTGATTGCCCCAGGTCCGGGCAAGAGACATGGCCTGTCCCTTTCTGGCGGTATTCACACGGGCGGTACCAACCAGGATATCTTCCAACTCGAACAGCTCGGCGATCTGTCGTCTGGTAGCAATTCCGGCATCGCCTGAATTGCCGTGGACCGCTTTTAAAATCTGCGGATGAGTGGCAAGCTTGCTGAAAACAGCTCGACCGATGGTCAGGATATTACCGCGCATGATCATGGCATCAAGCGCCCCGGTGATAACCGAGATAGGATCCGAATTGACATAATCCGAGAATTGATCCTGGCCGACCAGGGCCACCTTGTTGTTGGCTCCGTAGGTGGCTGCATTAAAAACGGTTGAGGCAACCCGGACTTCACGATCAAGTTCAACGAGGTTAATGATGCCCTCTGATGATCGGCCAATCGGATCGTAATTTTCCGGAGCGTTGTCGATATCGGCTTGCGGGATAGCGTCATCAAGACCGAAGTCCTCGGTGGAACCTGTCTTCTCGACAGCTGAGAACGACACCTGGTTGGGTTGAGATTTCCGGCCAACCTTGGTATCAGGCACGGTAAAGCCCTCAGCCATGGTATGTTCCATCCACTTGAATTCCTGCTTTCCGACCGGAACCTTGGGCAGTACCTCGTCGGCGATCATATTTATATTGCGATAAGCAATAACAATGGCCATCAAGGCCGGATTAATTGGAAAAGGTGCTGGCATTTTATTCTCCTGTTGATGATTGAATCAATTTGGTCTGGTTAAGGGGCGGGTCTGGGACCCGCCCCTTATACTGTCCGTTTATTAAACTGTGCCCTGGGCGAGCAGAGCCTGGCCAATATCACCGGCAACGCCCGAGACCCTGGCAATACCGATAGTTCTATTGGTCGCCACCGCCGTAACTGCCTTTCCGGCGGCATCACTGGTCAGCAGTGCACCGCGCACTACAACTGCGCCATACTCGACCTCGACCAGGCCCATGGTCTTGATATCGACACGGGCATTGATGGCGGCACCCAGGGAGTCGGACACCCCGAAGGCAAAATCACCGACGGCTGCAGCTTGAATGGCGGTACCATCGGCGGCACCTGGTTTGCAGATGCGGTATGGAGCAATCGCCGCGCCTGCTATAAAGTTTTCTGTTAATTTGGGTTTCATATGGACCTCTCTTTGTCTGTTTGTTATAGGGCGGGTTTGGAACCCGCCCCTACTTACGTTTGTCGATGGGCGGGTTAGAGCCAGCCCTTACGGTTCTTTTTTATTTGCCTTTTATTACCTGGCCCACGGCCTGGGTGAAGCTGATACTTCTTCCGGCTGCTGCCTCGGCATCCCTGAACTCGGTCGCTCGCCTGGCAATATCGTTGTAATCGCCGTCCTTGACCACATCTTCATCAACCTTGGCGTGTTCATTGAAATTCACCGTCTCGGGTAGTTCGCTTAAAAAGCCGGTGAACCAGTCAACATTGCTTCTTTTTACGGGTTGTCCTTTTTCCATAAATTCAATCGTGGCCTCACTGTCCAGTCCTTCCATAAACTCTTTCAGCCCGCCATCAAGCCAGGCCGGAAGGGGTCCGCCTGCACTCACCGGCTTTTGACAAAAAGCGGCGATAGCGGCTTTTGTCGCGGTATCTTTTTCTTGACGCTGAGCTTCGGCAAATTCGGCAACCGCCGCCTTGCGCCCCTCTTCCTTGGCCTTTTCTCGGGCAGCTTCAATGTCTGCCTCGGTAAATGTTGTTGCTTGTCCTTGTCCAGGCACATCGACCTCCCTTTCTTTTTTTTCGCTGTATAAAGAGACCTCCGCAGTATCCCGGAGTGCCTCCTCTTTTAAGGTATCGACATCCCAGTCAGGTACAATCCTGTCTGCAGCCTCAACCCCCTTTTCCTCGATCAGATATTCCCGCAGCCGCCCGAACAGCCGGGCAACCACACCCGCCCGGTAATCGGCAAACTCAAAGGATACCGGCTCCCCTTCGTCAAACTGCAGGTCAGCCAAGCCCTTGACCGCAGGCGGTACCGCTCCCAGAAAGCCGACATGGCGCAGACTGCCGTCGGGATAGAAAGCTGCTGAGCGTTTCTTGTAACGTCCGGCCCTGACCAGCTCTTCAAATTCCGGCATGACATCCTTGAACTTGGCAAGCAGTATCTTGGTGCCGTCCAGCTGCACCGCGCTCTTCAAGGCTTCAGTCCAGCCGTAAGCGGGGCCGTTGTCTTTCGGATGTCCAACCACCAGGGGTGGTTCGTGTTTGTTGACTGAGAAGGCCGCAACCGCCTTGTCGATCATGGCGTCGCCGTCATGCTCCGCCCCGGAGGAATCAATCTGTTTGCCACCCCGGAAAATCTCTATAAAATCCTCAAAGCCCTTAAATTTTGGCATTTACGCCTCCTATCATATGATTTGCTATCGCCGATTCTATCGACACGATATCTTCCTGCTGCAGCAGCATGAACGGCCTGGCAGGGATATCACCCCAGGGCAGAGACATCTTCCTGGTATGCGCCCGCACAAAGCTCACTCCGCTGGCCGTCTTCTTTCTGCCGCTGGTCATGTTCGCGGCAGCGTTTTTCCTAGTATGGGCAGGAACCCTTGCCACCACAGTCCCGAAGCTGGCCTTCTTGGCTCCGTAATTGTGCACGGCGGCATAAATAACATTAGTGCCGACAATCACCCGGTCACCGGCCAGGGTTGAGCTGATGGAATTCATCAGCCTGCCGCTCTTTCTCAGCGTTTGGCCGCGCTTGCCTTCCACCCGTTTGGACGCCTGCCATTTGTTCGGCCTGCCTCCCGCCCGGAAGTTATAGCGGATGGATTCCCGGGCGATTGCGCCGATAGTTCTCAGGCCGTTGCCCTTGTTTGTCCCTCGCTGGACAATCCTGGTCAGAACCGTTTGCAATTCCCGGTCATCGATTTTTATTCCTGCGCTGAACATTGAATGTACGTTTAAACTATGTTTAAATTCTTCTGTGCTTGACGCACGGCATGTTGCCCGTGTCACCAAGCGCTAAAGTGTTAAAAAATCGCGTGGCGGTCATTTTAAGACGTTTTCCCCTTTATCAGTTCCATGAGCTCCGCTTCGACTAAACGGGCCAGTTCGGGCGGGTAACTTTTCAACCTGTCCCGGATGATCTTGTCCGTCTGCCGCCACCAGTCTTTGCCCGGATTATTCTCAAAGCCTACATCCGGGCTGATTGACCCCGCCTGTCGTACGGCACCTGTGCTGGTATTAACCAGCTCGGTCTCTCCGCTGTCCGGGTTATCTATGGCAATCTCCACCTCCCGGTCTTTTACCTGCTCCCGTGTCAGACCTGACACCGAGCATCTTCAGCCGTAGCCGTTGGGTGGATACCAGCTGTTCCAGATATGATGATCGACCGGGTAGACTCTGCCGTCCATATCCCGATGCGTCGGCCTGACCACACCGTCGTTGATGGCGTCATACATCCAGTAGGGCAGGATATCCTTTTCGGCCTGCAGCTGGTCGTAACGGCCAACGTTGTAGGCGGTCTGTGTATTGGTCTGGAAGATATTGGCCACCCGCCACGGGTTCTTGCCGTTCCAGCCGCGCCGGGCGAAAGTCTCTTCACAGTCGGTCTGGAAGTCTTTAAACGTGGTGCCGTTATCGATAGCTCTCTGCAGAGCCTGAAAGACCGTGTTCAGCTCGTCGCCCTTGGCAATGCCCGAGACGGCAAAGGCACGGGTCTTGACCTCCTCGGCTACGGCTTTGAACTCGCCGGGTCCCATCTGGACCTTGTCCCGCCAGAAAGCCTGGGCACCCCTCATGGGCAGTGCGAAGTCCTGGTCAATTACCATCCTGCACCATCCTGCGCCCGAGCAGCGTTCCATTAAGTAAAGCGTTATCCAAACCGGCCTGCAGGTTGCTCACATCCAGCTGAGGATAAAAGGCCAGCAGTCCATCCATGGCCTCTTCGTAGCTGCTTGCAGTGCGCACGATTTCCACCAGCTGTGATTCATTTGCAGCCAGGGGATCGGCAGCAGCCGAAGCGGCACCAAGTTCATCCAGGGCTCTCTGATGTTCCCCATAGGGACGGGTTCTAAACCCGCCCTTTCCCTCTTCGGCAAATTCAGGCAACGAATAGCCGGTAGCCGGAGGAATAACAGCGGGACCGCCTTCAGGCACCGGCAGGTTGTAGGTGTCGTACCAATAGTTAGCAGCAACCTGGACCCCGATCCTGGTTGTCAAGATCTCGTCACGCTCGGCCAGTTCTTTTAAAACCGACTCTTTCTGGGTGATGTAAACCATCCTCGGGTATTCGGTCACCCCGGCATAGTTATAGTCAACCAGCCACTTGATAAGGGTGTTGTTCAGGCACTCCGCCATCATCCCGGCATCGGCGACCTTTATATCCTGCCGCACGTCGTCGTGGGTCTGGGATGCTGCATAGGAGCCGCGGCCGGATACTTCAGTGGTCAGCGTCTGGCCAAGTACCGCCTTGCTGATCTGCCGGTCCATATAGTCGCAGAGTGATTCATAGGTAACCGTGCCGCCCCGTGACGCCTCCATCAGCTCAACCACCATGCTATCAGGCACGATGATGCCGGTTTCGGAATGAATAGCAGCCACAGCCTCTTTCAAGGTTTTCTTGTCTTCAGCCTTGGCCCCGGAGGGATACTTGCCGACGGCGGTAGGCATGCCGAATTTCTCCAGGAAGATGAGCCAGAAGCGGATTCCTTGTTTTTTAAACCAGACCGGCCACCATAAACGCTGACCAAGGGCCTTGCCGTAGGGGTTGTCGCTTGAGCCGTAGCTGAACACAATGAACTTGCGCTCCGGTACCGCCTCGCCTTCTTTAGGCTGGGCCTTGGTCAACATGCGAAGTTCCCGCTCTTTACTAAAGCCGAAGCGCCTGGGATGCTTGGCCAGGATCTTAGCCGGAACAATAGTCTTGTCCCGTTCTTCCCACATGATCTCGCCGATGAAATATCCGTACAGGATGCCCTGCAGCAGCTCCTGGACCGCCTGGAGCAGATTGCAGTCCTTAAGCGACTGGGTCACAAAGTCGGCAATCTCCCGCGATTTGGCATCATCGGCACCGGGGTTGACTTCCCATTTTTCCCCGGCAACCGACAGATATCTGGTCTGTAACACCGAGCCGGAATGTGCGTCACGGTCCACCTCGTCATACAGCTTCAACCCTTTGCCTTTTGATTCGGTAAGGATGGTGCTGTCCGGGTTATCGAGAAAGAAACCCGCCGTAATATCGATGTCTTTGGTTATTACCGCTATTTCATCGGCTATCGGCGGCGCGTTCTTTTTTGTTAGCTGTGCTGTTTCCGTCATGATTATCGACCCATAAAACCGGACATTTCAAAGCCTGAACTTCGGGTGCCGGTTGATTCAAATTCAATAACGCTGCCACCTTCCTGCCTCGTTGCATACCAGGCCATCGCCCCGGCAATACCTGAATCGCCATGCCTCGGCATCTTATCCTGCCCGGTGTTTTTGGTGTCCGGCAGCTTGGCCACGCCTTTTATCATCTTGAAGGCCCGGTGATCTTCGATGGTGTCGGCGTCCTTGGGCAGCAGGATGGACTTGTCCTCAAAGGCCGCTTTGTATTTCGGCATCGTGTCCCGGTACCAGTTCTCCGTCAGCATCACCTCGGCTATCCGGTTCTGCCCGTATTTCTGGGCCGCGACTTCCGCCAGGTACTGACCGTTGCCCCGTGCATCCAGTGCCCCGAAGGTGAACCTCGGCAGGCGGTCTCCTATATAGAAGAGGATCTGCTCCTGTTGCTTAAAGGGCATGTTGCGCAGCTCCAGGATGAAGGGGGCGGCAAAGGTGGCGTTCTGTTGTTCTTGCAGAGGAACAAAGACCGACAAATCGCCGGTCCGCCCGAAATCCTCCCCGAAATATGACCGCCTCTGCGGGTCAAGCTTTTCCAGCAGCGGCAGCAGGGTGTCTTCACACCAGGCTTCCACCTCCGACTGCCGGACAGCTTCCGGCAGGAACTTGAATTCATCCGGCTTGCTGTAGCGGATAACCGGGATACCCTCGCTCATGCAGCTTTCAATCAAGACCCTGGAAAGAAAGGTGCCGCTGCCCTGGGCCGGTACGCAGAAAAGCTCCTCGTCGGCAGCATCGCCGTAAAATTTAATAAGGTTTTCCCGCCAGTCGGCTTCGGCTTCCGGCGACCACTCCCGCCCGAGCGTCAAGCAGATCCGCTGATACAGTCCCTCGGCAAGAGCATCGTCCAGGGTGACCCGGTGTAAAGCGTAGGGGGTCCGGCCCGAGCGGATATCCTTGATCAATTCATTAAACGGATTGCCGTCGCCGTCATGGGTCGAGATGATCCGCACCTCGCCGCCCCACATTAAAAGAGCGATAGCCGCCTTGATCAGCGCTTTCAGATCGTCATGGAAAGCCGCCTCATCGATCACCACCCGCCCGGCCTTGCCGCGCAGGTTGGAAGGTCTTGAGGACAGCGCCACAATCTTATTGCCGCTGGCAAACTTTATGCGGAAGGTGAGAATATCCTTATCTTCATCGACCAGGATCTCTTCTTCCACGGCACCGGCAGCAAGTTGATACTTCTTGACCCAATCGGCGCAATCGCTGATAAACTCCTCGGCCATGTCCTTGTTGTAGCCGATATACCAGACGTCATCACCGGCCTCCTCGGCGGCATAGAGCGAATCGTCCGCAGCTTCCGACCAGGACAGACCGATACGCCTGCTTTTCTCCATCACCTTGACGGGTGATCTGTCCGCCGCCCATCGTTGCTGATAGGGGAGAAAGACTGTAGGGGCAGCGGTTGCGCTCATGCGTTGATTCCTAAAATCTGACGACGAATGTCATTAGCGGTTTCAGCGGTAAGTCCGGCCTTGGTAACTTCCTTGACCACATCTTCGGCCACCCGCTGTGTTTTTTCCATCTTGTCCCAGCGCTCAAGCAACGCGCCGATCTTGCTCAAGGTGTCCATCATCGGCGCTGTTCGCTGCCGGGGAGGCGTGGTCTCCAAATGCAAAAGCTGTTCTTCGAACAGATCCCGCAGTCTCTGGATGTTGCCGCGCTTCTGGCCTCTGGCCCTGTCCCAATCGTTCAGGTCCTGCTTCGGGTCTTTGGTGTCCGCCTTCCAGCGGGATAGTGTGGTGACAGAGACACCGAGCTGCTCACTGATTGACGAGAGGGAATTGCCTTCGGCATATAGCCGCAGTGCCTGGGGCTCCAGATAGCCCTTGTCGCCTTTACTGGCCAAGTGCTTCCTCCAGGTCCCAGATCTGGCCGCGAATCTTCAGCAGCTCGCCCTGGCGCATGACAAGATCGTCCATCTTTGCTGCTGCAACGGCTACCTGCATCTCGATTACGTCCTGCAGGACAGGGTTGATCAAGGGCGGGATGTCGCGTGCCAATGCTTTGGCTTCGATTTCCAGATTGGTCTGGCGGATTTTCAGCCGTTCCAGTTTCTCACGCATGAGAGCGTTATTGTTCATTACTTTCCTCTTTGCAGATCATGTTTAATGAGGCTTGCCAACTGCTCCATGGTGCCGACATTCACCCGGACCATGGTCATAAGCTCCCCGGCCATCTTCTCATAATTGTGGACCAGCACCACGTTGTTGTCATAGCGACCGTTGGCCTCGCGGTTATCTTTGCGTACTTCATCCCGCAGAGCCACCAGCGCCGTGGACAGTTTATACAGCGCCCAGCTTAAGGCGGTGGGTGGTAAGAGGATCAGCACCAGCACAATCAGCGCCAGGGGGCCGCTGCTGAGTACGCTCAAAATCTCTACAATCGCTTTAGCTATGGCTACGTCCGGCATTACAAAAGTCCTTTTTCAATTAATTCAGCGCAGTCCACACAATGGGTGCATCCTGGGGATGCTTCGCGCCGTTTTTGCGGGATAGACTCGCCGCATTCCAGACATATTTTCAGGGAAGGGCCAGTCCTTAATCGACCTTTGCGCAGCTGCTCTTCAATCGCCTGCTGACGAAATAAGGCGTCCAGTTCCTGGGCTAGTTCAAACTGCTCGGCCATCACTTACCGCCTGTAATTGCTGCGGTAATCTTATTGGCAATGCCGAAACGCTCGGTACTGCGCCCGACTATCCAGACAGAGCAGACCCCGCCCCAGGCGAGCCAAAACTCGCTCGGTAATTGAATGTTCGGCATATTGGTAAGCGCCTTGCCGGTGGCAACCAGGGCAACCCAGGCCAAGACCGGCAGCAGGACGTGCACAAGGCCGATAGCAAGCAGGCCAAAATAGACGATGGAAGGCCTGGCCCGTTTGGTGAAGGCGTCGCCCTGGGCCATTTCTGCGGTCATAACCGCCCGTTGTGTTTCAACGATGGTATTTTCCCGAACTTCCAGCATCTGCTGGAGCTGGAGCTTGGCAGCGGTCTTTTCCGCTTCGGTGGCCGCTGGAGGAAAGAAACGGTCTACTAAGTCTTTTGCAAGGATAGCTACGGAGCCGAAGCCGGTAAAATCAAGCCCCATGGTAATATTCCCCGGTCAAGATCATCTGGGCCAGTTCGCGGGCTCTGCCTCGGACTTGCTCAGCCCATTTGCTGTCGAGCATCTGTGTGTATGCTTCGATGTAGTCGCCTGTCTGCAGCGCAAACAGCAACTTTTTAAAACCGGCCAGACGAGGCAACCCCAGGTTAAAAGCCATGTCGGCCAGGGCATCCTGCCGGACAATGTTCAGATTGGCGATCCAGGGGTATTTAGTGTGCAGCTCATCCGTGGTATTGGCGATATCCTCATCCAGCAACTGCATGGCGATATCGTGGGGAATGCCGTTGTCGTCAAGGTTGTGCCCGACTCCGATGGTCAGCTTGCCGACCGTGTCCCGGTAAGGCCGAAGAACCAGACCTTCGTGCCTGATTAACATGTCTCTTAATTTGCTCATTTACTGCCCGCCTTACTTTAACTACCACCGACCGAGGCAGGACAACCCCGCCCCGGCCATCCCGGTAGTAAAAACATCTTGTATGCCATTGTTTTACAATGGTTGCGGGTGGAGTTAGAGGCGTAAGGGTGCAGTATTTTAGGGGGTTACAGCCGGTTTTCAGAAAAAATAAAGAAGAGGAAAAGGGGAAGGTAGGGGCGGGTTCCAAACCCGCCCTTTTTTCGGTTGCGGTTACAGTTTTTCGGCTGCGGTTCGAATGGTATCTTCTATCCCTTGGAGGATTAAAAACAGGCCGTTGATTCCGGCAGCACTCAAGCCGGAAGCCGTGTCGCTTTCGATGAAATGCGCCGAAAGTTCCTTGACGAAGCTGGTTACATAAGCGGCACCCTGGAGCATGTCGGCGGGGTTATCGCTGTCGGCAAAGGAGAAAATAGCCGGTTGGATGAGTTCCTGAACTTCCATATCATGCCTCCTTGGCAGCATTACAGAGAAACGACACGGTAGCACTGGAACGGCCTGTCATCCTGGCTATCTCGGCCTGACTATGACCCTGCTTTTTCAACTCGATTATTTCCGCGCGATTTTCGGCGGTTAGCGGTATGTTTTGCCTCCTCTTTTTTGGTTGCATGCTCGGCAGCATGTTCTTCAGGTAATTGATTTCGGCCCTTTGCATTTCAATGTATTCCTTCATGGGGATTACCATGCAATGAGCTGGGACGCCGGAGGAGGTGTCTGGTAATTCGTAGGCTGTGGGCTGGGTATCGTTGATCGGCGGTTGCTGATAAGTTTCTTCAAGTATGGAGAAGGCCCGCATTATCTGGATTGCGCGTTGCGCTGCAATCGGAGATTTTAAAACGGAGGAAAGCATATTTGCGCCGAATCGGGTGAACATCCAGGGGAGGTGTCCACCGAAAAGACTTAGGGGTGTGCCATTTTGGGATACCAGGTTTTTTGCTTCAGATTCAGTAGCTCGAAAACAAAAATCTTCAGGGAAACGCTGTGGATTGCGACTGACTGCCCGGTTGATCTGTCTTGTTTCTACACCGTAGATTGTAGCTAATTGATTTGCCAGCATAGCCGGAGGTCTATTTGGGAGGTTTATGATACTGTTCTGAATGTCTTTTACGGTAATTTCTTTCATGGTGCTGCTCCTTTGTGGTTGTGAATATTTCGCCATTTTTACGCCAAAAAAAAAGGCGGGCCGAACAGGTTGGCGTACCGGACAAAGGGACCGGCGAGCCGTGAGGCTCCCTGCTCGACCCGCCAAAAAGCGAAGTCGAAACCACGGACACAAAAAAACCGCCAACAAAAACTACTGCGGCGGGTGTCCGCCTTTGTTCCAGGACGCCAATCCCGGTTGCCGATTTTGCGGCAACATGGAGAGGATAGCCCATGGTTGTGGTTTGTGTCAATGTTTATTGTTTTTAATCGCAAGCCATAAATGTTATGTCGTCTTGCATCAAAATACCACTGACTTGTAGCTGATTTACCCAGCCCGTGGAACCGTCATAAGGGCTCTTTACCTGAAAGTCAGGGCCGGAAGTCTTTAAAAGCAAGGCTCTGGAGCCAGGAAGAAGATTCCCCACTGCAGGAAAACGCCCCTGGGCAGTTGATTTTTTCCAGAGCTTAATTTTATAGTTACCCACCACCCATGCTTCGGTGGTTCCCATCTCCCTGGCAACATCTGCAGCCGAGTGAAGCTCGATAAATTGCCGACATCCAGCCAACGCAGGCTGGCAAAACAACAGTACAAAAAAAAGAAATAACGTAAAAATTCTACCGATCATACAGTCCTCCATTTAAAATGATTAATAATCTGACAAAGTTATCATAAAATAAACTATTAACAAACAAGAGATTAGCTATTTCCTACAGGTCAAACCACATGCAAGATATTCAGTTAGTATCAGTCTTTTTTAAGATGGCCCTTTACTATAGAAATGATTTGCTGGCAGTCCTCGCAAGTAACCCTTTTCTTTCCTTCAAGAGCCTCCGGCTGCCTATCATGGACTGTATCGTCTCCGGCTGTATCCAGCCCGCACAGAGTATAACTATCACCTAATCCATACAGATGGACCCTCGTTTTTTTATCTATTACTGTTCTCCAATATTCTGCCATGTTTATTCCCTTTTTAACGCCAGCTTAAAGATTGATAATACTCTCGAAACAATCAGTTGTTCTCTTTCAGTTTGCCCGGCTTCCGCTTTCGCTTATATTCTCCGCCCAAATACCAATCCATACTTGGCAGCATATAGGCAATGTCAAGAATCACAGAACAAACGTAATGTATTGTTGCCAGCAGGCCAGCAGAAAGAGCTAACAATATTTCAAACAGTCCGGCAGGGACAAATAGCAGCCACCTCATTTTTTTCATTTCTTCACCATTTAAAACAGTTTCATCTGTCTATTATCAATATCCGCTTCCCCGGTGATATTCCACACCTGGCGCTCTGCAAGTCCGACCCTTCGGGCAATTTCCGGTACCGTCATTTCTGCGTCCCGCAGCTGCTTGATCCAGCGATTGCGAGCAGCCCGCTCAATGGCATCGACGTTGTGACAATATATATAGGTGCCTCGATAATGCTTAACCAGGGCCAGGGTAATTTTTACCCCCAGACCTGGGGCCAGTTCCTCTATCACCGCCGCCACTCCCGACAGATCACCCGGCAACTCTTCAATGGTGGGCAGCATGTTTTCCGGTAGTTCAAACTTCAAAATCGACATCTTTTCTGACCCCCCATTGTTTCAATGATTCAATCACCTTAAAGCACTGGGCACCGTCACACCAGCGCAGGTTGGTCACTCCGGTCATCCGCTTGACATAGGCCTGCAGGGCGGCGTCCGTGCCGCTCCTGGTAGCTCCCGCCGCATGGAGAGTAATCCACATGGCCACGATCTTACGCATCTTGGCATCCTGATAATAAGGGGAATTGGTCCCTTTGTCCGTCGGCTGCTTGAGCCGCTTTACCTTCCAGCCCAGGCCCTTGAAATGCTTGTACAGATCGGCAAGTTGCCAGGTGGACAGCTCTTTTGAGGACTCGACCTTGTACCTGTCGGAAATCAATTGATGCTTGTCTATGCCCAGCTCTTTGCAGGCTATGTTGATTTTTGCGTAATCCGCTTTAGTTGGTGCCATTATTCCAGCTCCTTGTCGCCGTTACCTTTGTCGGTCCAGGCCATGACCTTATTACCGAGATGCACCGAGCACTTGAGGCAAAGGCTTTCGTCGCTTACAATCGATGCCCCGCAGCCGCCGCATTGTCGCTGTTTTTCGATATCTTTCTTACCGCTGGCGATCAGATCAAACCATTTCCGGTGCAAGGTAAGGTGTAATGTCCGCATTATTCCATCCCTTTAATGATCTTTGAAAGACCATTTAAATCTATCACCGCCGAAGGTGTGCCATGCTTCTCATCCCATGCCCTCCGGGCCTTTTCCATGGGGTCAAGGAGTGGATCCGCCTCTGCCCTGTCCGGTGCCGGTGTCCTGGGCCTGGCTGCAGCCTGGGTCTGGCCTTTCTTTTCCCCCAGATAATCGGCCTGATCGGCCAGATCATAGGCGACTTTCTTCAGATAGTTATGGTTCGGCATCGGCAGGCTGAGCCCGGCCCGCTGCTCGACCATCTGTTCCATGGCCCTGGACCAGATAGTTGCCGAGCAATTGCGATCCACACGGCCCTGGATAGAGACAAAGCCCTTGGTAGTAAGGGTGTCGATCTCTTTTACCAGCCGAAGCGCTTTCTTCCAGCTGAGAGCGCGGGTACCTGGTCTAAAGAGCGACATATACCCGAGAGCAGCTGCCGACAGAGGGGCGGGCAGTTTGGCTATGACAAGTAAGGTTTCTCGGCAAGCGGCATCATTCATCCAGCTTTCAGCGCTGGCGATTGCTCCGCAGCCGGGGCAGATCAGTTTCATTTTCTTTTATCCTTCAATTCCTGATATTTACTTCTTTTCCTGTTTTCGTTATTTGCACAACCGATACAAAGCTGCTGATACTGGGCCAGATCACACCATTTCATAGACACTTTGGTTTTCTTTTGCATCCGGCACGGTATGTCTATGTAATCGTTCATGGCCGCAAATCCCTTGATATCCGGCCAGTTCTGTCTATCAGTTTAGCCAGGACCCGCACTGTTTCCCGAAGATCTTCCGGCTGTTGATTTAATCGAAGCTGGTTAAGCCGGGCATGTTCGGCCCTAGTGATGAGTTCCATGTTTTCAATAGCCCAATTTTTAGGATCACCATCTTTAAACCGCAGGATCTTACCTTCCGGTACCGGACCATTATGAGCTTCCCAATTGACAACATGCTTTGCCCTGTACCATCCGAAGAAACCTGTATTTGGGTTGGTTTCGGCTGTCTTTATGATAATGTAGCCGTCCTTGGAGCATACTCTTTCATGGCCGACAGGTTTGACGTTCGCCGGGACATGGCCATTATTAAAGCAGCCGCTGTTCGGCTTACAGATCCCCGTTCCTTTAGTGCCATCATTCCATGGCATTTGACCTTTTTCGAATTGTCCGGTCCGGCCGGAGACAATGCCATGGTTTTTGACAAAGCTTTTTACTTGTCCCTGTTTGATCTGCAGGCCGAATTTTTTATTAACTACTTCGGTAAGTTCGACAATGCGCCAGCGTGAATAATTTGCCTTGATGAAATCAACCTGCTCTGGACTAAACAACAACGAATACCCTTTAATCCTTCCTGCACCGCGACCGCTGGTTATCTTGTATCTATTCAAAGTTGCGTCAATCTGTCCAACCGAAAGGGCACATCCAAAATGGGTGTTGAACCGCTCCGTCAGATCAGCACAGGAAAGCAAAGGAAAACCAGCCTCCAGGAAGGCAAGATGATCTGTAATGTACTTAAACCCCATCATTACCACCGGCCTGCAGCATCTTCGGCACATCCTTTGTGTTGATGTCTCTCTCCCAGATAGCCTTTTGCGCTTCGAGGACGATCTTGCCTGTAGCGACTATATCCTTGGCGATAGAGCTTATGGCCTTACTCCTAGTTACTTCCTCCAGGAGCTTGTCGCCTTTTAAATTCTCTTCGCCGAGCCTTTCCAGCTGGGCAAAGAGATGATTATTTAAGTCTGTCAGTCTGTTTTTCATGTTTTTCCTCAATTCATTTATGGCTGCTCATCAGATCGACGGAACCGCCCGCCGACGACCCCGGCTTGCCGGGGTTTCGCTTTTAAGTGTTGTGCCTAAGTGTTAAGCGCCAAAAGAAACCGACACGCCAGGTCCCAGTTCAACAACGTTTGGCCTCCTGGGGCAGGTGGCGAAGAGTTCTTTCATTCTTTTGTACATGTCGCCTTTCCGCCGGTGCATCTCTGACAATTCGTTCCAATGGTTAACTAACACCTCCCATTCAGGAGACACTGGCTTCATCTCGTCAATTCTTGTTTTGTATTCTGGAATTTCCTCAAGCAGTCGGTAGCACCGGCCAAAGTCGCCGCCGTCACTGGGGTGGCACCCATGAAATTTATCACACGGGCTTACTCCCTCCATGACGCCCACTATGGCTTTTGAACTTTTGCCGGTATCTCCAGAGACAAACCACTTAACCAGGCGTTTCACTTTGACAGCTTGCCCTGCTTCGTTATCATTTTTATTCATATCTTTATATTCCTTGATTTTATCTTAATTCCCTCTATATCCGCAGACAACCTGCGAGCCACTACCAAAAGTCAATGAACCAAGGTAGTAGCCGCATATAACCTCCCTTTCGCCTTTCTGCTGTGTGATGCAGACCGATTCAATAGGACAATCGGCGATGGTGCATGTGCTGAAAATCATTGCCAGCCGCTTAACGGATTTTCTTTTATCATCCGCCCGTGCTCCCTGTGCCCCCATGATGGGAGCGTTCTGTGTCTCTGCTACCATCATGGCTAATCCTTTACCACTTCGATATTATGGTTGTTTTTGAGTAGGTGCTGTTTAAGGGCCGTAGCGCTCAGCCACCTGGGGTCATAAGAGATGAACTTTGTATCCATCCCCCGCTTAGGAGCTTCCTTCTTTCCGTATACTTTCAACCAAAAAGCCCGGTCTTTAGCAGAGTGTAAAAACTGTGTTTTCTTCCTATAGAAACGCCTGGTCTCTTCAGGTATCTCCGGGTTGATATCAGTCGATCTATAGTGTGCGTACCATATGCCCTTAATGCTGCCGTTGATATACACAATGAGGCCAAGCTTGTTCTTTCCGATTTGCCCTCTGGTGATAGAAAGGTCATAGCCATCAACCGCCAGCTTCACGAGGCCAAAACTACCGGACAGCTCGGCTATAATAGCGGCCCATTCCTCCTTGGTCGGCAGCTTCCTCTCTGGCTTCTGTTCTCTGTCCTCTGTCATCTGACTACACCCCCGCCAAATCAAGCCTGATGGTTTTCCACTCGGCGTCCGGTGCCGGTTTCGTTTGGAACAACAGATATTCCCTGGTCCCGGTGATGGTGATAGCCTCGGTGATCAGGTCCATTGCCGCCTGCCATTCAGGGTCTTTAATCTTCCAGTTACGTAGACCGAGAATTCGGCTGGTATCGACGTTGCCCTTTTTGTCGGTAGAAAAGGCATGAGAAACGACAACCTGGAGGTTCTCATTGGCCCCGACACTCCACGCCTTGGCGCAACGATCAATCTTTTGCTTGGCCAGCTGCAACCGCTCATCAAAGGCGACAACCTTATTGACCTTGATGGTGACCCGCAGATCACCGGAAAAACTGTCCAGGCTGTAATTTCCGCCTGGATTTAATTTCTCTTCGCCTGCCGTGGTTGCCAGCCAGTCCAGATAACTGCCTATATCCGCGCTGACCGCCTGCTTGAATTTGCGCAGGTGCTCCTGAGCCTTCAGGGCCTGTCGGTGCAGCTTCTCAACCATTGCATCCCGTTTCTTTGCTACCGGGTCCACATACTTTGCCGGGATGGAATCGCCTTTCGCGTCGATCCAGCGGCCTAAATCATCTTTACGCGCCATGATTCACACCATTCTTAATTGCCTTAAACTGCTTTTTACTTTGGAAATATTCCCGGCACCTGTCTGCAAAAACCTCAGCAACCAGGCTTAATTTATGTAATTCCTCGTCGGACATCTCCGAGCTCTCTGTGTTGTAGGTGCATTTCTTCAATTCTCTAAGGGTCGAAATGACATCGGTCCGCCACGAGCCGACCACTCTGGCCAATCGCTGGTTATCCCGTGTCAGCTCTTCCACCAGCTCGCGCAGATCGTCTCTCATGCCCCTCAGCAAATCGACTTCCGGTTCCATGCCGCGGATGTTGATTTGCGGCTGAAGCTGATATAATGCCGCCAATACTTGTTTTGCTTTCTGCTCAACATTTATGACGGCTGGGGGGTGTACTGCCAACTGAATACTGTTCATAATTTGCACCTTTTCTTATTATTTTTGCATAACGGGCATGTTGCCCAAATCTCTACCGCCAGGGGGTTTGCGCTGGAAAAAGGCAACTGCTGGTTCTTGACGCATTTCGCCAGTGTGATAACCCCGAGCAACGGACATTCAACCGTCTCGTTGCCGTATACTTCGATGACCTTAGCCGCCAACTTCTCGGTGTCGCCGGGATAGATACCCTGCAGCGCCTGGCTGATCACAGCCGGGGAGTAGCCAAGTTCCCGAGCTACAGCCGCCTGGTTGCCTGCTTCGGTCACCGCTTTTTTAAGCAGGTCTAACCATTCCATTTTGTAGCTCCTTTACTGTCGGCCGTCTTTCCGGCCATATTGTTTTGCCTGTGTTCTGGTCTCTCAGGCCACGTAATCTCAAAGGGTTCTGCCGCTTTTCTGCTGCTGTCGGATGTACTTGTTTCGGCGTCCTCGGGCCGCTGTCAATTAAAAGAATGTACTTTTCCAATTGAGTGTTGCGACGAAACCCGGTGTCCTTACTTTCTCCCGTTGTTCCCAGAAAGCCGCACAGGAGCAGCAGGCTGATAAACTCGCGGAGGTTAGAAAAACCGATCTGCGCAGCCTCCTCGATATCCTTTGCGGTAAAGGTTTCCAAATCCCGCATGATACTCCAGGCCCGCTGTCTGGCTGTGGCGCTGAGTTCTTTGTCGGCTTTTTTGGTAGCCGGGTTGGTTATCTCGCCGTTTTCCCAGATAGTCTCTCCGGTGTTCTGGTCGAATAAGCCTTTCAGTCTCAGCGGATTTCTCTTTCTTTCTTCCGCTGTCGGTTTGGCTTGCTGGGGAGTTCTTGGCCCGCTATCGTTTAACAGGGTGTACACGGCTATCCTGGGGTTGCGCCTATCTCCGGTTTCGCTGGTTTTGCCGATCTCGCACAAATACCCGCAGGCAAGAAGCAGGCTGATGAACGATCTCAGATTTGATAGACCGATCTCAGCCGTAGCCTCAATATCCCCGTCTTTGAACGTCCGAAAGATGCGCATAGAGTTCCAGGCTCGCTGTCTGGCGGTGATGCGCTCTTTCTTCGGTTTTTCCTTTGTCTTTTTGTTGTCTTTTACCATTCAATCACCTGCTATTTACCACCATTGGTGAAGAAAAATTTACGGTTAGATTTTGAGCCATTGTTCCAGAGCGCCAGGGTTGCCCTAGCCCAGCCGTTGCTCCGAGCGACTTTCTCGATCATGCCTATCCCGTTGTTGATAAGACCAACGTTGCCGCTTGCTTCGTCGTTTAAGGCCATAAGTAGATCCTCATCTATCTCAACCTCGGCAACCGCCTTGTAGACCGCCAGGCAGTCGAGGAAATCGAGGGGCAGAAACTTAATTTCCTCGGTGATCCTGCGCATAAATCTCTCGTTTTGCGCCAGGCCACGCCGTACCTGATCCATACCTATCAGCGTGACGGGACGTCCTGAAAGGTCATGGATATCGCGCAAAACTTCGATCATGGCTTCATTCAGGTAATCGGCTTCATCTACAAACAATGAGCGCTGTGTTCTGCGTAATTTCTGGACGATATAGTCGAACATGGGTTGCCTAAAGCGGCTGGGCTGGCCTTCAAGTTGCTCAACAATCGATGACAGCATGGAGGTAATGTTCCATATTCTTTGGGCACGGACAAAAACCCCGTTCGTTCGGTTGACCACGAAGGCGGTAGCCGTGGTTTTTCCGGCACCCGGCATACCCCAGACGAAACACATCCTCTCCGGGGCGGTCGAACCCTCCAGGCCTTCAATGGCCATTAGATACCGTTTAATTGATGCCGTAATTGCAACTGCTCTTTTCATGCTGTATACTCCTGATTGTTGGTATTTAAGGGCAATAGCACTATGCTGTTGTCCTGGGCGAAGCCGGGTTGCGTCCCGGCTTCGTTTTTATTTTTTCTCTTGTACTTCTATATCCCTGTATAATTTCTGTAAAAAATCATACTCGGCAGTCGTTTTGTAGTAGGCGACCCACTTCTGTTGGCTTTCCGTCAAACTCTCGTATCTTTCCAGATATTCAAACCTTTCAAAACCGTCCAGGTTGAGCCAGGCGTCGCCGTCAGGTACCGGCGAGAACTTCCTGCGGGCATCGATTACGGCATCCGGCAAGATCCGCACTTTTTCCGGTTCGCTATCCTCTTCCTCGGCATCGTCGTACTCATACGATTCCGTTGCTGATGGCGGGGTAAAACGGTCATCAAGCAGCGACTCGTCAAACTCTTTCTCGGGCATATGCGGGCGAAGAGGCTCAAGCAGCGACATGTCAAATTCAATTGGCTCTTCAACCGGCTCCTGGTATGCGTCAAGCAGTTCGGCTGCTCGGCGTTCTTCATCCTCGGTCAGCGGGGTAGGGGCCATCTCTATTTCAATCGCCTGACCAAGTTGAGCGTTGATATCTTCTAGTTTATTGGCAATAAGTTTCTTTTGGCCTTTCATGCGGTTCTCAATAGCGATCTGAGAGACCTCTTTCGGGAAGAACCGGGCCTGACTCGACTGAAATGAAGCCGTGCAAAGCAGCCGTTGCTGCATATCCCTGACCCGTACTGTCTCTGCGTTATGGATGTCATATTCCACGATGACCTGCTGCCCGTGGTATTGTTCGAGTACATTGCGGTTGCTGTAGCGGTTCTTGAAGAGAGTGACAGCTCCGCGCCTGGTGGCTTTTATCATCTGCGGATAGAACAAATCGTTGACCATCTCTTCAGGCAGGACAGTAGGCATCCAGCCTTCGACAACATGCAGAGCCCAATATTCAAGGGGTGCCATGTACCTTTTTCTCCCGGTATTAGGGTCGGTCCATTTAGGCAGGCTGCTATGCGGAGTCCGGTTATAGACATCTATTTCAGCGGCACAGCAGGCCATAAACTGGTTCCATGACGGCAGGATATCCGCCTTAACTCCCTTCTTGACCGATTTATCAAGAATCTGATAAACCTTGCGCTGCACGCCCGAATCCATCTCTTTTCCTGTGAAGGTCGGCAACTTCTTAGCGGCCCTTATCCAAAGCGATTTATTCAATATTTCCACCATGCCCCGGCCCTGGGCATTGCCCGGTATACCCGTCTTGTGGGTGATCCCCAGCCGGGCATAAAAGCCGGTGATTCTGTGGGTGTTCAGCTTGCTGAGATTGCCCGAGCCGCCGTCTGTATAGAAGATGGCCGGAATCCCGCCATAAGGTTTTCCATCGTTGACGGTGATGGCATGGCGCAGGGCATCGGCGACAGTCTGGCCGGACTCGGCAACACCCGCCGACCATCCCGCCGCCAGCCGGGTCTTTGCGCAGATGACACAACAGACTTCAGGGTGAAAAGGGCGACCGTGGTCAAAGTGCGCAACTTTTGCTTTGAAGCTGTGACCGTCGCACAAAAACAACTCTCCCGGCTGTAGATCGTCGGTTATCCGGTCCATATAGCCCTTGAATTTGCGGAGGGCGTTGGGCGAATGACGGCCACGTTCACGGTCGATGGTTGAACGGCTTTTATTGAAGCGTTTGACCTGGTCATAACTCGGCATTGCCATTGTTTCGGGCATGATTTCAGTCATTAAATTCATGGCATCGGTAACTGACGGCTTTTGTGGCCGGTTGTACGACTTGATAAAGTAGTTGGCCCATTCCGGTACCGTGTTCGACTGTGCGCCAGGTTTTGGAGCCAGGGCCGGCAGGCCGTTTTCCTTAACTGTTTTCTGCCAGCGCAGGATCATTGCTCTTGAAATGGTCCTACCTGATCCCCGCCTGGCATTGGCCAGCTCTGCTGCATATTGCAGCTCGTCTGGCAGACTATTGGTTTCAACCAGGGCAAGCAGCTTGGTAATCGCGCTCTTGGTTCCATGCAGTTCCTGCAATCGCTCAAATTCGCGGAAAATTATAACCCTGGCGTCGAATATTTCGCGCTGCCACTGCTTCAAATCGGCCAGCGGTTGCACTGGCGCTGGATCGTAGACGGCGAGCGACTTGTTTTTTTCTGCCTTTACAGGTAAAAGCTCTAAGGTTTTTTCACAGAGTGCGTCGCGGGTTTCTTTCGGTAACGATGAGACGGCGTATTCTCTGCCGCCACCGCGACCTTGTTTGGATTGGAAGGCCCAGTCCTCCCGCTTTGCTCTTGCGTTAATTCCCTGGACAGTGCCCGGCATCCCAGGCAATCCAACCAAGTCAGCTGCAGCCAACCACTCTTTCATCTTTCAACCTCCAGTATATCTAAAGGAAGGGCCAGGTATTCCCCAGGGCAACCTTTATCAAGCAGATATTCCAGCACAGCCCGGTTAGAACGAACGCCTCGCATTGTCTCTGATACCTGCACTGGGTATTGATGCCCCAGGGAGAGCTGTATATCGCGTTGCCGGATATGGTTGTCCACCATCCAGGACCTGGCTTTTGTTCTGTCTTTGACCGTTCTCACACTGCTCTTTTTCATCGTTGAACCTTTGTTTAATTGAGCGATAAAAGACGCTTATTATTAGTTATTCCTGTTAAACTTTTTCTTCTTGGGCTACTTTGTCGGACTATCGAATAAACCTAATAAGAGGTGTACCGTTTTTCTCGTCTCAAAATGCTCCTTTTCCGTTATTGGAAATGTGCGCAAAATGGCACTTTGCATTGATGTGTTTTTGATGCTATTCTCTGTCCGTCTACCTGTTTATTTCTAAACGGCTTATGGATGATTGTAGGGGAATATTGCAAGATGATCAAGCAATATTTTGCATTTTCAAGTTAAACGTCTGCAAAATATTTCATGAGAATCTAACAAGACATTGTAATAACAACACATAAAGCGAACTTGAAACTTGAAAATTATTTTCAAGTTCGCTTTCAAGTTCCACCTTCTAACTTGAAAGTGACTATGACAGAAGATTTGTTCGGGGAAAGGATGCAAAAAATTGCAGATAATACTGGTGGGATAACTTCCATTTCTAAAAAAACAGGGATATCTCCCCGAAGTATCAAGGGTTATATAGATGGTGATAATGATCCATCCAGAAAAAAACTAATAGCACTTGCAGAAGCCGCCGATGTTTCAATCGAATGGCTTGTAACAGGATGCGGACCAATGCGGCCCCAGGGAGAGGTAAAAGCAGAAAAGACAAACGGCGAAATCCGCCACCTGGAGGACCCGCTAATAAAAGATATAAAGCTCTGGCTAAGGGAAATGACGTCAGATAACCCAGGCTGGCTCACCTGGTTCGAAATGGAACTTATGCACAAGATCCCATTATTTAAAGAATGGCGTCAAAAGAAAGGGACCCTTGATAAGGGTGACACTTCTGCGGTAATATAACAAAGATTGTATTTACCGTTTATTCAACATTTCAATATGAGGTATGGTTTAAATTAGGAGAAATTAATGGCACTTATCACCTGCAAGGAATGTAAAAGCAGTATCAGCAGCAAAGCTAAAACATGCCCGAGCTGCGGCGCACCGCCTAAAAAGAAAACTCATCCATTAGTCAAAATACTAGCGATTCTTATCGCCGTTGTTGTTCTGCCGGGATATTTTGTATCATTGTCTAAGGTAGACGCCGGTGATGAATCAACCTTAGCCTATATCAAGGTTGAAAATTACGTCAAAGCCAACCTTAGAGCACCAGCTACAGCCGTTTTCCCTGGAGTCTTAGATGGATATACGGGTCACATAAAGCGAAACGGGCAGATCTATTATATAGACTCATGGGTTGACTCACAAAACGGCTTCGGTGCTACACTTCGTAACCATTTCACAGCAGAGATCGAAAAAACAGGCTCGAATAGCTGGCAGCTTAATGATCTGGTAATGAACTGACCTATATATATATGGTCGCATTGCGATCCAAAAAAGCCAAACTCCTTAAATTTTTTTTAAAACTTGAAAGTCAGGTCTCAAATCACCCGCCCATAGTTTCAAGTTCAGCCCAAAAAACCGGGGCAGCTGATTTGAGACCTGAAAAAATTTTAACCATCATTAATTTTAACTTAACGCTCAGTTTCTCCAACCTTTTTTAAACTATCTAACTTTTGTTTCCTTTATTTATGCAGGTCTCAATACTCGTACCCCGTTACACTTTTTGTAGGTTTTTCCTATAGCGGGGCTGGACGGCCTATTAGCAGGGCGCCTGAGAAGCGCTTTGCACTGCAAGCCCGTACAGAATTTCAATAATGCCGCGAGATTGGCCCAGTCAGCTCAACTGTCTTGTTTTGAAATACCGTTTGTTTATGACCATCCCGCTTCTTTGGGTGTCTCCAGTTTTTTTCGGATTACTTTTGCAACCAAGCCTGCATCAGTTGGATCAGGGCAACGAATAAATTCCGTCGTGATTGCATCTGCATCGATCATTTTCTCATATTCGGTATCTTTGTATTTCCAAGGTAAAGTACCTCCAAATTGCAATACCCGAATCATTGAATTGATACTGTCCAGTAGCCACGGGCAT